ATGATTGAAATTTTTTCTATTTTTTCTTATAATTCTGTAGCCATTTATGTAGCCAAAGTAAAAAAGCTAATTCTGGCTACAAAAATACTAAAAAAGGTTTTTTTAATGCTAACTCAAAAAGATATAGACAATTTAGAAATAAAAGATAAAAGGTATATGATTAGCGTAGGAGAACCAAAAGAATTATATGTCCGAGTTAATCCAACAGGTAAAAAAGTTTTTTATTTAAGAGCTTCAAAATTTAAAAATTTTATAACAATAGGGGAATGCCAAAAAGGTGTTTTAAATGTTACAAATGCAAGAGAAAAAGCAAAAGATCTTTTAAATCAATGTATGATGGAAAATTTATCGGCAAAAATGATAAGGTTATGACACTTGAAAAAGCAAATTTTCTTTATGTTGATATAAAATCTAAAAAATTAAATTCAGCTACAATCAAAAAAGAACAGTCAATTTTTAAAAAATATATTATTCCAACTTTGAGACAAAAAGATATAAATGAATTGAAAAAAGATGATTTTCTACCTATTTATGATTTAATGCAGAAAAAAGGAATATACGAAACAATAAATAAAAATATATCTTTGCTATGTAGGATATTTGAGATTAGTAGACAAAGAGGTGACTTAAAAACAGATATAATACTTCAATTGAAAGATTTAAAGAAATTTTACAATGAAGCAAATCACAATAAAGTTAAACATTTTAAAGCTATAGTAGAAGAACAAGAAATAAAAAATATGTTAGAATGTATGAAAGAATATAAAAATCATCCACGGACAAATACAACTATAATTAATGCAATTTATTTTACGCTTTTAACAGCACAAAGAAGTAAAAATATTCGATTTGCTAAATGGAGTGATATTGACTTTGAAAACAATTTTTGGATTATAAAAGCAGATGAAATGAAAGTAAGAACTAATGGTGATAATATTATCCCTTTAAATAAATATGCTTTAAAGATACTAGATATACAAAGAATTTTAAATGGAGATAAAAAGTATATTTTCGCTAATAATAATGGAACTATTAGCGAGAATTTTGCTGTAAGATTTTTTAAATTTTATAATTTAGAGCACACTATACATGGATATCGTTCTACTTTTAGAAGTGTTTATACTAATAAAAGCAATGAGTTAATTCAGCAAGGTATTAGTAAAGATATAGCAGAAATGATATTGCATCATATAAACGGCAATGAAATAGAAAGGGCTTACAACAGAGCCAAGGCAATTGATTTAAGAGTAAAACTTATGCAATGGTATGGAAATTACTTAAACTCTCTTTGTGAGTTTTGCTTTTAATGTCTCTTAGCTTTAAGCCATTTTTCTATTTCTTTTATTTCATATCTTATGGATTTTCCTATGCGAATGTAAGGTATTTTACCATCTTGTCTTAACTTAAATAATGATGTTATACTAACTCCTAAATATTCGCTCAATTCTTTTTCTCTAAAATATTTTTTAATCATTTTCAACTCCTAATCTTTTATCTATAATTTCAAAAATAGCATCCTTGTAATAATTCCAAAGCCATTTCTGTTCTTCATCTTCTAAATCATCAACGCTTAAATTACGCCATTCTTTTATTGTTTTAGTATCACAACCTAAATTCATCATAGTTTTTGTAAAAGTCATAACATAGGTATCCAAGACAACGCTAAAGATATTTTTCATATCTCCTATACAATCCCTAAGATCTACATTTTCAAATATACAATTTTCAAATTCTGTTCTTAGAAAATTACAAAAATGGAAACTTGCTCCACTAAAATCACAATCTATAAAAGATGTATTTTTGCTTGAAATATCATTTAAATTAGAATTTTTAAAACTAGCTCCATTTATAAATGCATTATTAAAATCTAATCCACTTAAATTTAGATTTTCTAAGTTTGCATCATTTAAAGAAATACCTTCTAAAATACAATACTCAACTAATTCTTTTTCACTTTTCCTATCATCTTCGATAATGATAGTTTCATCAAGTCTTTTTAAAATTCCCATTTTAACTCCTTAATTTTTTTCTCCATTTTTCTTCAAATTCATCATAATTTTTCCAATAATTAAGCTCTTTTTCAAGCTTATTTAAAACAGTTTCAAACACTAAATTTTTACCTATTTTTTCTGCAACTAAACTCATTTCCCACTCTTTTATGCAAAGCATATCATAATCCTTGGCTAAGATTTTTCTAAGTTCTAGTAATTCTTCCTTGCTAAGTTTTCTTTTAAAGCTTAGCTCCTTTTTATGTTCTAAGTCGTATTGAAGAGCTTTGATTTTATTTTCATAATGTTCCTTTTGTTGTTTAAGTTGTGATTTATAACCTAAGCTCTGTCTAAAAGCTAGTTTTTGCATTTTCTCTTGTTCAAGGTTTTTTAAGCGTTTTTCACATTCTATAAAATAACGCCTTGCCTGTCTGCCTTTTTCGTTGTTTTCAACCATACAAAGCTCTTTTGCCATATCTAAGGTTATATAGTATTCTTTTCGTGGGCGACCTTTTGTATAAACAAGTTCTATAATGTAGTCTTGATTTTCAATAAAATTGTAGTGGCTGATACGATTTTTAATCCAGTTCGCATATTCTTGCTCTGAATTTAAAAATTGGAATATTTCTCTTGCGTTAGCCGAATTTATTTCAGCACCTATTGTTTTATCATTGTAGATTTGAATTTGCATTTGATATACTCCTACTGTGTAAATGATTAGTAAAAATATATCTATAATTAACTTATAATATACTTAAAAATAATGTATTAATATATTAAAAGTAACCTGATGATATTTAAATTTAACTTTTTGACAAAATTATCAAAAAGTTAAATTTAAGGTTTGTTGTTTTCTATTTTGTTTGCTATCAAAACATAAATGTATGTAGTTAGTGGCAAACCTACTTCATCGGCTAATTTTTGCAACTCTTCTCGCATTTTATCGCTAATTCTTAATTGTATAAGATTGCTCCCCTTACTTTCTTTCTCTTCTGCCATTTTATTCCTTTCTTTAAAACTTATTCCACGTTTAATATAACAATTTCTTTGATTTTATTGTATTCTTTTACAATTCTTAGTTTTAATTTTACTTCTTGTTCTTGTATACTAGATTTAGCAAGTTTCATTCTAGCATTAACATCTATTATATCTGCATTAGCCCAATGAGTTTTACCACCTAAAATTATTTTAAATTTTTTTCTGTCATTTGTTTTTTCAAAACCTAAAATTTTAAAATCTCCTTCAGTATCTTCTGTTTGCGTGGTATCTTCTATTTCTTTAAAATTATAATCTTCTTTATTTTGATTAGTAATAACATCATTTCCTAAACTAAAGCTAGCTTTTTCATCATCTTTTAGTATTTTAACTAATGTTGTCTTGGGAGCATTGCAAGCATTTTGTAATTCTTTATTTTTGGCGATTTCGGCTATAATTTTTGCGTTTTCATTTTGAGATTTTATTTTTTCTATATTTTCATTATGAATTAAAAAATTTCCAAATGACCAACAACCTCCAATAATTAATGCTATTGCTATAAAAAGAATGAGCTTATCTCTACTTTCCATATCTTTAATCACTCCTAATAAATTTGTTAAAAGCTCGTCTGTTTTGATTTCTAAACTACCTTCTCCTAAATAAAAACGAATTAATTTATTTTTATCAATACCATCAATTCCAAAATCCTTTTTTAATATATCGGCAACTCTATAAAAACTATCTTGATAAGAATCAATAACTCTTGCGATTTCAGCGTCTATATATCCTATATTATAGTTCTCAAATCTCCCACCCTGCAACTTAATAGTATGTTGTATTGTGCCAACTTCTGTTACTTTAATATTTTCCCCATTTGAAAGTTTTTCAAAAATTACAAGCAAGTCATCAACTGAATTTATTGATAGGCTCATTTTCTCTCCATAATTTAAGTTTTTTAATTTTACCAAAACTTTTTTTATCTAAATATGAAATTCGGCTGATCTGAGTTTTAAGTTCCGAAGAAATCAGCGGTTGGAGATTTTTTGCATCCATAAAAGCGGGTATTTGATCTAGCCTTGCATTTCCTCTTGGTTCTCTTCCTAAGGCTCTAAATACTCCGCTATGGGTAATAATTCTTATTCCATTTTCTAAAACTGCCACATCAATAGAGCTTTCATTTATTTTTAAAACACCATCTGCCAAAGATTTTAGTAGTTTCTCTTCTGTCATATTACTCCTTTCTTTTAATTTCTTAATTTTATCAAAAAGTTTATAAACACCTTCTAAAGTCCATTTGATTACTCTTTGTCTTCCGCCTTTTGTTTGCGCATAATCGTAGAAATAGTGTATATTTTCTATGAGTTCATCAGAGTGTAAATTTTTGTGAGACATTATTGTAGTGTTATCTACTGCGTAGTTATATGCAACTTCTGTATTTAAAAAACTTCTAGTGATTTGACAAATTTCACATTGTAATAAATTCATCTTAAACCTTTCATTTTTGAAAATATTTAAGAAAAATATATATTATTTATGAAAGTTTGTCAATATATTTCATTCATTTTTGATAAATTGTTCTAAAATATTTGCCAAAAATGAAAATAAAGGGTGTGGAAAATTTCCATATCCTTATAATTCTGATATTATTTTATGAGCTTTTTTGATTGTTTCTAGCTTTCGCTTTAATTCTATATTTTCAAGCATTGTTTTTAAAAAAAGTTCTGTAAGTCGTGGCAAATCTCCGCTTTTCCAACGTGCTATAGTACTTTCTGGGATTTCTAACATTTCGCTTAGCTGTCGTTGAGTAATGTTTAACTCTTTGCAAACCTTTTTAACAATGTTTTCTTCTGCATTTATCGCAAAATGCCATTCTATACAATAAAGATTTTCATCTGTTTTTGGATTTTTAAAAATTATATGATTTCCTCCTTCGTGACAAAAGGGTTGGAAACCTAATATATTTGTTATTTGTGGTAAAATTTCATTAATAATTTTTTTTTCATTACCTCTTTTTATTTCAGTGCTTAGCAAAATTTTATCTTTAAGTGTTCCATTTATGACTATTCTTTCGTTTGTTGTGCTATCTAATTTATAAACATCTAGTTTCATTAATTTTCCTTTATCTCATTAATTTCTTTTTTTATAGACCCAATAAACATACCGCTGTCAAGATAATAATTTGGATAAGCTTTTTTAAGGAGATTAAACTCATCTAAAGAAACTAAAACCACATCAGTATCTCCTTTTTCTTTGGATATTTGTTCTAATAAATCATAATCCCATTGTGCTTTTTGAAAGCTATTCTTTTTATATCCACGAATCATTAAAGTGCTTTCTGTAATATTGAGTTCCACAATAAAATAATAATTTTTCCTATCTGTTTGTTTTTCTATATTTTTGCCTAAAATTGCCAAACCTGATAAAGTTTGTAAAATATTAAACTCGCTATCAAGTTTTTGTATTTTTTTACATATTTCAGGCTTTGTAAATTTGCTATACTCTTCCAAGATATTAGTATTGAAAATAAAGCGCTGCATAGTTTAAAAAATTCTTTATAATGTTCTTCACCTTCTCCTTGCTTTATTTTTGATTTTGTTTTCATTCCTAAAACTTCTACTGCTGTTGCCCAATTATGTTGCAACTGTGTTCTTATTTGTAGTTCTAAACATTTTTTTGAACCATCTTTGTATTCAAAAATTTGATGAATTGAACGATAACCATCTGATTTTGGTTGTTCAATATAATTACTTGTTTTTTCAAGCTTAAATTTCCTACTACCTTTTAAATAGGTATCATCCATTATTGTTTTAAACTCATTGACTTGCTCCATAGTTTTGAAAACAATTCTAACACCTGCTATATCTTGCATTCTATCTAAATTCATACTGCTAAAACGCTTTAACTTAATTTCTATAGAATTAAGTCTTTTAAGTCTTCTTGCTACAATTAAAGCTTTTAATTTATGTTTTTTTAGTTTTTTGTTAATAGAATTAACCATACTAGTCATAATAGAAATATGAATGCTACGCCAATTTGATATTATTTCATAATCTTTAAGAGTTGCTATGTTATTTCTAATATTTTCTCCAGCTTTTCTAACTTGCTGTTTTGTAACTTCAGTATCGCCCATAATATCTCCTATAATTCATTAATCCATTGTGTTATATTTATCCTTTAAAACCCCATTTATTGCAAATTAAATTTAAATCCGTATTTGTCTTTAAAAGTTCATCAAAATAAAGCTCTAGTTTATCAATATAAAGTTTAGCGCCTTTTAAATCATCATTTTGTATATTTTTAATTACTAGATTTTTACTATCTTTGATAAGTCTTTGAAGCTCATCTTTTTTATCTTTAAGCTCAGTTAAACGACCTCTTGCGTAAGTAATTGTTTCTTCTTGCATTTTAATCCTTTATCTCATACAAAATTCGATTAAATCATCAATATCATTAAAATCATTTTTAGAAAAGTATAAATAAGCTTTAGGACTGATTAAAACTCCTGAAAAATCACCATTGTTTTCTTTATCGTATTTTAAAACTTTGCATTCTTTTAGAAAATGAATACAAGAGCTAAAGTCTATTTTATATTCTTTACAATCTTTGTTAAAATCATCTGAAAAAAGTATGCTTTGATTTGGAAAATCATTTAAAAGTGTTTTTATAATACGTTTTGAAATAAGCTTAAAAGCTTTTAAGTTTTCCATTATTTCTCCTTTATTTAAATAAACTTTTTTCTTGTGTATAACTTGGCTCAATAATGCCTTTGATATCTTCTAAAAAATATTCATTTTCTAAAACTTCCAAATCTTTGCTAATATAGGTTTTAGAAATTAAAACGCCTTTTATCTTATCCCCGTAAGATAGTTTTATACTTCTGTCTTTGAGTTTGTTTTTAAAATTTTCATCATTGATTTTAACTTTTATAACCTTGTCGTTAATAATTTCCCATTTACTTTCTCCGGTTAAATCTGGCTTTTTTATTATAAACGCACCTTGCATTTTACTTATTTGCTCCTTAACTCCATCAGCTGTTTTTGGGTTATAATCAAATGTTTCACTTATTCCATATACTTTTTCTTCAAATATTATCATAGGTTTATGTTTAAACTCCTTTGCTTTATGTGTTAGATCTGATACACAGGTTAATAGATTGGTTTCATTATTGTTGTATCCAAAATCTTTTAAGTCGCTTTTTTCTATAATGTTTTTATATTCTTTTGGAATATCTTGGCATTTTTTATCTTGTATTTTCTCTAAAATCATTTTTTTAGATTTTATAAGCAAATCAGCAAGTAATTCTCTCGGATTGCTAATATAATGTTTTATATCATCATCGCTTATTTTGTTAAGTTTTTCAGCAATCCATATTCTTATAGAGCCTTTTTCTATAGATTTAATTTGAATATTTATATCAATTTCTATACCAAAAACAGATACTAATGAATTATTCAACTTATCAATACTTAGTAAAAAATCTGTAATTTTTTGGAAAAATAATGTAGCATTTTCTTCATTAAAATATTCAAATCTTAACTCATAAGTTTGTTCTGACATGTATTTCTTTCTTTATTAATAATTATTCTTTTATTATTTTATCAAAATTTTACTTAAGCAAATAGACTTCTTTCTATATGTTTAAACATAATTTCATTTATAATTTATGAAATTGCGTAAAGCATATATTATCTGTATTCATCTGCTCTGTTATAGTTTTTGAAGCATATTTGTGGATACTAATAATATCTACTTTTTGCCAAAAAGGTCTTATATCTGTAATAATTCTATTTCCACTAATAGTTTTATCATTAACTATGCATTTAAAAGAAACAAACCAATAGGTGTTAATCTTTAAAAGATCAAACATTTTTACTCCCTTTCAATAAAAAATCCCCCTAATCATTTTTTCACTCCTTAAAAATTTTTCAACATCTTCAAAAGCTTTAACAATAAGCTTTTTTTCATGAAAGAAATTTCTTCCACTTGGCTTACTTTTGTAAATTTTGTAAGCCTTTCTGAGTTCTTTTTTACTTATATGATTTTTATAATTTATTTTCTCGATTTTTATTTCATTCTGCTTTGCAAAATCGCAAAAACAAGTTCTTCTTTCACTAAATGGTATGATTTTTACAATTTCAAGATAATTAGAACGGCAAACTTTCATCATCATCTCCTATTTCGATATATTTTTCATTGTTATTGTTTTTTACTTCATTTCCATAAGGATTATAGCTTTGATTTTCTTTTGGAATAAATGATTTATTATTGTCGTTATTTAAAGATTTATGCCTTGCTTTAAAAGATTTTATAGATAAAGGCTCTTTATTATTTTGAAACTCATCCATGTTTTGCATTTTTTCATTAAAAATTCTATCAAGAAAGATTTTGTTAGCAAGCTCTCCATTTTTACTTAAATATTCTTCTGTTCCAAAACCTAAAACTAAAAGTTTATTAACTAAAGAATTTAGATAAATAACTTCAGTCTGTACTCCAAAAACATTCTCATTTCCCTTTTCGCTAAAATCAAGTTCATCAATTCCAAAGAATTTCATAATAGCGTTTAATTGTCTAAATCCTAAATAATTTTCTTTTTCTCCATTTTTATTGATATAGCTAAAATCGTTATTTTTAGCTACAAAAAGATTAAAAATAGCTAGTTTTTGCTCTTTTCTGGTTAAAAATTCAAAACAAATAAAAGTATTATTGCTTCCATCGCTTGCCAATTTATCATATAAAAAGGCTTTGCGGAAAACTCCGCTATAAAGCCCACCTTCACTTAAATACTCTACGCTTGGCGAATAATTTGCCACTTCAAAACTTGCCTTAAATGGCTGGTAACATTATAATTCTCCTTTTAATTGTGTTAAAAATTCATCTTTATTACTTAGAACTTCTCGTATTTTTTCACTTGTAAATAAAGAATGTTTTTTTATAAAATTGTTTTGCTCTTGGGTGTTTAAACCATTATCACTCATAAATTTTCTAAGTTCAGCACCTAAAGCTTTTATCTCTTTTGCTTTATTTTCTAAAGCTATTTTTTCATCACTACCCCAAACTTTTAAATCTTCATTTGGATTTAAAAATCGCTTTTCCTTTATTGTTTCTAATTCACTTTCATCAAGCATTCCAAGTCCGCAAATACTTAAGGTTACACGCCTTTTTGCTTTTGTGATAGCTTTCATTATTGCGTTTGCTAAATTATCGCCACCTAAATTTTTAATATTTAAAGCACCTGTATCGCAATCAGTTCTTCCATCTGGTGTTGCTGCGTAGGCTGTAACCATATAAATATCGCCAACTTGTGCCACTTCTGTTTTTGTAATACTTACTTTTCTTATTTGTCTTAGCTGATCTGTTGCTGATTTATTTGCATATAAAGTAAGTTTGCCATTTAATACTATGTATTCAAAAGGCTTTGTAAGCATGTTTAAGCTTAAACTTTCACAAAGATTTTTAACATAACTCGCTCGTTCTACATCACTAAGTTTTGATAAATCACCTTTTACCAAAGCCAACTCATAAGGATTAAAATTTATTTCTAATTTATTTTCTTCTTTTAATACAACTTCATTACTCATTTTTCATCTCCTTAATATTTTTCTCCATTTTTCTTCGTATTCTTCATAATTTTGCCAATAATCAAGACTTTGTTTTAGCTTCTTAACAACAGCATCCCAAGTTGTCATTTTTGTACTTTCTAATGCTATTTTTTCAGCTAAAAATTAGTGTATATTTTCTATGAGTTCATCGGCGTTTCTTAAAAAATGTTTTGCGATTGAATTTTTGGTAACTTCATAAAATGAAGCAACTTGTATTGAGGTATTATTTTGTATTTGTGATAGCATATTAACCCTTTCATTTTATGCTTTGAAAGGGTTGTTTTGATTTTAGTGCTTACTTTCTTTCGTTTTGTCTTTTAGAGACTTATTTTGCTTATAAAATAGATAGCAAGTATAAGCAAAGAGTATAACGCTTACCCCTGCGATAATGTTTAAACCTATCTCATTCATCCTTTTGCCTCCTTTGCATAAGAATACATATAGCCATAATCCCGACGCTAAAAGCAGTTATGATAAAGCTTTGCGGTTTAAAGTCAAAATTCATTAATGCGAAACTCCCATTAACAAATAAGCCAAGCCCTATGTTTTTAATTAATTCTAACATAGCCAAATTTTAACACAAAAATCTTAAACAACCCTAATTCAAAGAACATAAATTACTAATTTTAGTAATTATGCAAGAATTATATACTATTTTTAGAAAATAGTCAAGTAAATAAAACTAATTTTAGTAAAATAATTTAAAATAAATTCTAAAATTAGTATTTAAAGGTATGGATAAAATGTCTATACCTTATAACTCACTTGCTATTTTATGGGCTTTTTTAAAAATCTCTAATTTTTCCTTTAAAGTCTTATTTTCAATCAAAAGATTTAAAGCAAGTTCTGCCATTTTTGGAATTTTTGTAGTAGCCCAACCTGATATAGTCGTTTGTGGCACCCCCAAAATCTCGCTTAACTCCTTTTGCGTGATATTTAACTCTTTACAAACTTCTTTAACGATGTTTTCTTTCTCCATTTTATTCCTTTTCATCTGTGATAAATCTAAACTCTGCTTTTTTATGCTCTTTTAAGCTTTGCAATATATTTCCTAGTTTAGAAAGTGGAGCTTCATCATAAGAATTATAAAAAGCATTATTGCAAAGTGGGCATACAATGACAGTTTTACCTATATCTAAAGTGATTTTAGTTTTACATTGTTTGCAGGTGATTTCTAAACTTTTTAAATTTAACATTTTAACCTTTCCTTTATTTTTGTAATTTTATCAAAAAGTGCTTTATTTTTATGCTCCTTTTTTGATTTTTAAACACATTGAAGTACTTTCCTTATAAAATTCTTTAGGCACAGTAATATTTTTTTGCTCTAAAAAGCCCTTATAATCAATTGTAGTTCTACTTTGCGGATAAATTGTAATATCCAAACATCTTGCTTTTTCTCCATTTGCTAAGGCTATGAGTTCTTTTTTAAGACTTTCTAGCTTTTCTTTAATAGGTTTAATCGTGTTTTCAAGCCTTATAATTTCAATCGTTAGATTTTTTGCTTTAGTATCTTCAAGCTCTTTATATTCACTTTTTTGATCTATGATATAATCTAATATAAATTGCTTTATATTTTTAACCAACCATTCTTGATAAGCTTCATCTTTTGAAACTTCGCACTCTACAATCTCTTCTTCTTTATTCATGGCTACAAATATACATTTTTCTTTACCGCTGATATAAAGTTGAAATTGCACTTGAGTGTAGTATTTATCACTTGGCTTTTTATTTCTTTTGATAAAATCATACTCATCTTGCGAATATTTAAACTCATAAACAACCCCATTTTCATCAATACCATCTAAACTTGCTATAAACATTTCATTTTCTAGACTTTGCAAAACTACAGGAGTGATACTCACAGAATGTAAAAACTCAACTCTAGCTCTAATCAAAGCTTCATAGTTATTGCCTTTTTTCATAGCTTCATTTTGATAAACTTCTTTAAGTCCCAAGATGATATCTCTTGCCTCTTCTTTAGAGTTAAAAGCACCTTTAATACCTACACAAGATGCTACCATCGATGCACCTATTTTTCCTTTTCTAAAATTTAACCATTCATGGTTACCTTGTTCTAAGTCGATTATTTTATACTGCATGATTAATTCCTTCTAATAATAAATTTGCGATTTTAATTTGTCCTTTGCCTGTGATTTTCGTTGTGCTTACTAATCTATCTCCATTTATTGTGCTGATAGTTGTTTCACTTACTTTAAAAAGCCCTTGTTCTATGCATTTTTGATAAGGCTTATTATCACTCATTAAAAAGCCATTATCCCTTAAAAAAGCAAAAAGTCTTTTTTCTCCGATTTCAATTTTATTTTTTTCATAAAGTATTTTTGCGAAATCTCTTATTAAAATAGCATCATTAGTATCTTTTATACGATTTGCAAAATGAATTAAAGGTGCATTTTGTTCGGCTTCGTTTTTTAGGCTTTGATTTTCTATTTGAAGTTTTTCATTTTTTTCTAAAAGCTCTAATTGCATTTGCAAACTTTCTTTTAATGAAAGTGGTTTATAACTTTGTTTTTTAAGCTCATTTTCTAAATATTCTAATCTATCGATTATCTTTGCTCTTAGCTCCACACTATATCCACTCACTAAAATCAATACTTCTCTTTTTGGTAAGCGGTAACACTTGTAAAACTGCTTATTTTGTGGGTTTTGGTAGGTATGCTCAAATTTGAAGACACCCCCTTCAACCACTTTTTCTAAGTAAGTTTCTATATCTCTTGTAACATTTCTGTGTTCTTTTCCTGTAAGCTCTGCTATCTCTAAAGAAGTTAAGCTTATTTCTTTATTTTCATCTTTTTTAAAAAGTTCTAAATTCACTTTTCATCTCCTTTTAATAATTTTAAAATTTTTTTATCTCTAGCCTTGTTATTTTGAATATAATTATCAAGGCAACAAAATATACTGAAAGCAAATTCCAATACTTCAAAATTGCTTAAATCCTTTTTTCCTTTAGTCGCTTTTGCTAAACATTCTAAAAACTTTTCTTCTTGGCTCATTGGTATCCTTTTGTAATTTTTTGTATTCTTAAGAATTACAAAATTATATAAAATTATTTTTGTATTGTCAAGTAATACAATGTATGCTTTACAAAAAATAACTTTTTTAGTAAAATTACAATAAAATACAAAAAAGGGAAACATTGGAAGAGAAACAAAAGACCAATAAATCAGAAATAATATCGATAAGGCTTGATACTGTAACAAAAAACAAACTCGCCTATATATGCGAACTTGAGTATCGCCCTATGGCTTTACAAATAAGAAAAATCATTGAAGATTATATTAATACCTATGAAAGCGAAAATTCATTATGGCAAAAAGGTGATTACCCTAATTAGTTTTATTTTTATTCTTAACATAATCGCTTAAAATTTTAACTATTTGAGTTGCTAAAGGGCGGTATTCTTTATCTGCTATTTTTTGCAACTCTTCTTTTAATTCTAATGGAATTCTTATACTTAGCGGTTTTGTTTGTCTTTTCATAATTCTTTATCCTTTAATCTTTTTACTTCTTTAATAGCTTTATCATCATTTTTAAAAACGCCTATAAGCCCTAAAGCATCAAGTATTTTTATACGAAAATTACTAAGTTTTACATTGATTTTAATTTCTTCTTCTAGCTTCAATGAAATTTCATTTATAGCAGTATCTTTTAATGCTATTACACCTTTTAGCCTTTGAATTTCTTTTTCTAAATATCTTATTTTTTCATTTTTTTTACTATTTAGGAACATAGTTTCGACCTTTCTTTTGCATAAAGAAGCTCATAAATTTTATTTTGCAAAGAGCTAATTTCTTTTATATTTTTCATATTTGCTTCTATTTGGTCTTTTAACTCTTTTAAAAGTTCTATTTTTTCATTTTCAAGATTAGAAATTTCAGTTTTTAAAGATTTATTTTCATCTTTTAAAGACTTATTTAGCTTCATTTCTTTTCTATATTCATCTTTGCTAAGTTTAATGATGACTTGTTCTTTTGTGTGATAAGCTTTCATTTTTTTCTCCTTTTAGATTAATGCTTAAAAGGGACAACTGAGTTCCTTAGAATAGGAAATAAAACAAAAAGGTAAATTCTCAAGTAGTTAATTTGTAAAAGTTGCCCCATTTAAGCATTAAAGGAGCTTAAGAAAAGCCGAGTAAATCCGCAAGTCTCGGCATTGTATAATCGTTTAAGTTTATGCTAAGCGGATTTAGTTAAAATTTATCTGTGTTAAAAAATATTAAGTTTTATAAGCTCTCTAATTAGCTCTAAGATTAAGATTAAAATTGTTAAAATTTTATCCCACATTTTAGAGCCTCCTTTCTCAACACCGAGACAAGTTAGCCACTTAAACTTTATAATTATACTTTCTTTTTCTTAAACCCTTAGTTTTCTGTCGTTTTTAAAGTGCAAGAAAACCTTTGAAAAATAGCACTATAAACAATAATAACGAGCCAAGTTTATGGATAACTCGCTAACCCTTCCGCTATTCAAAACCATCAACACGATAGCAAAGCTTAATTTCCAAGCGGTCAAAAGCTTAAGAAAGTTCTTTAATAAAAAGAACTTGTTAAACTTTTAATAAAGCTTTTCGTATTTCTTCTCAAATTTCCTCACTTTTTCCAATAAATCATAGGTATCGTTAATAAACTCATCTCCATAGGCTTGCAAAGAAGCTGCAATATCTTCATCATCTTCCAAGCTTACTTCTAAAATATTTTTAAATTCTTGCAAAGAGTTAAAAATATCCGCAAAGTTTTCTCTGCTCTCTAATTCATCTTTAACTAATTCTCTTGCGTAGTTAGAAATTCTTTTTTCTTCTCTATCAAAATAAAAATCTGTAAAACTCAT